CGAGTCTATTCAATATAAAAATCCAACCACCTTATATTTATGTTATATGGTGTTTTCTGTTTAGAGTATTATTATGAATGAAATTCAACTTATAAAAGAGACAAACGAAATTATCGAGTCAATCCGAAAAGAATTCGCTTCCATTCGTGAAGCCGAAGGATTTGAGGGTGTGTTCTCTGATATTAGTAAACAACTAAAAGATATTTCAATGTTGCCTAATAGCACAATTGATGTCTCCAAATACAAAGAACAGGAAATTGTTCAGACTCTAAAAAAACTTGGGTATGAATACAAGAAACCATATGGTAATAAACTTCACTTCTTCAACAAAAAAACAAGTATAAGTGTCTACCTTGATAAATCGAAGGGTATGATAACACCGATACCATAAGAGGAAATTATGAAACGTATAAACGAAGCAACATTACTTTCAACTGGAAACGCAACATCACTAATGGTATTTATTGATTTGGCTATGGTTGTTGAAAAACAACGTGGTATGTTGCCAATAGCCTTTCCAAAATTAGGAAATAAGGGAATCAATAAGATGTTGAGAGGGTTTGCCTCCAATGAAACTTATTCGGATAAAAAAGAACAACTCCTCGGTATTTCAGAAAGATTTTACAACAACGGTCCTATCAAGGCATTGTATAAAACACTCGCATTCCTCTCATCACAACCAACAAAACCAGAAGAATCTGATAAAAGAATTGGAGATGTAAACCGTGTTCTCTCTAAAATTGAAAGAATGATAAACGGTAAACTAACAGACGAAGAACGTGAAATGTTTTCCCAAATGGAAGATAGTCTTGATAATTTTAGTGACGGTCTGAACTCAAATCTAAATTCTTCATTGGAATCTTCAGTTGGTCAAGAAGAACCATCTCCAGAAGAGAAGCCAGAAGAAAAACCAAAGGAAGAACCGAAACCAGATGAGAAACCTAAAGAAACTCCAAAGCCGGAAGAAAAACCAAAGGAAGAACCGAAACCAGATGAGAAACCTAAAGAAACTCCAAAGCCGGAAGAAAAACCAAAGGAAGAACCAAAGCCAGAAGAAAAACCAAAGGAAGAACCAAAGCCAGAAGAAAAACCAAAAGAAAAGACGGAAGAACAATTCAGAAGTCTAATAAAAAGACTTGTTCGGGAATCTTTAAAAGAATTTCAAAAATAATTTTGGAAATCTGTAACTTTTTTCGTAGATTAGGATTCCTGTAAAAACAATTCTATCAAAGGAGATAATATGAAGACAACACTACTTTCACTCATCACAGTTCTTGGACTTATGTCAATCGTCGGTTGCTCAAATACAGAAACAGGTCCAACAGAGCCAGATGCGATTTATACAACGATGGTTGCTAATCCAGATGGAACCGTATCAGAACAAGTGGCGGAAAGACCAAAGCCAGATAACGGTAAGAAGGTTACACCAAGTCCATTTGCTGACCTACTTCGTCTTTTAAATCTCACACCAGAACAAAAACCACTCGTAGAAAGATTACTTGTACAACACAAACAATGTACACAATCTTGTATCGAAACACTCAAGACAGCTGAACGTGAAATTCTTATGAACGCAAGAATAGAAGAGAAGAAAATCAAGGATGCAGTAAAGGCCGGTACAATCACAAAAGAAGTCGCAAGACGTGAATTGGCTCAACTCAAGAAATCAACACAAGAAAGACTAAAAGCACTTCCAAGAGAAAAGGTTCGTGAATGTCTACAAGGGTGTGATACACAATTCCTAAACTCACTCAAAGAAATTCTTACACCTGAACAGAAGATTATACTTGAAAAGTGGATTGCCTCTCGTCAAAAGAGAGGAACCACAGACGATAAGAATCCAAAGGGTCGGGGTTAATTCCCTGACCCTTTTGGGTTTTTATCAACACCTATTGACTATTGACATTTAATTTCGTATATTAGTATTACAAACTAACAATTGACCTGATAACAGTTATCAGTTCACAATTATCATTTAACTTTTAGGAGTACCTATATGGCAATCAATCTTGATGCTATCCGCAACCGTTTGAACAATCTGAAGAATGCGAACAACCGCACTTCAAATATTTGGAAGCCAGAACCAGGCGAACACCAAATCCGAATTGTTCCTTATGCACACAACCGAGAAAATCCTTTCATCGAGTTGTTCTTCCACTACAATCTTATTAAGAAGTCCGTAGTTTCACCACAGTCATTTGGTCGTCCTGACCCAATCGTTGAGTTTGCAGAGAAGTTGAAGCAAACAGGTTCAAAGGAAGATTGGTTGATGGGCCGTAAGTTGGAACCAAAGATGCGAACATATGTTCCTGTTATCGTTCGTGGTCAAGAAAATGAAGGTGTAAAGTTTTGGGGATTCGGTAAGCAACTTTACCAAGAAATCCTTTCCTTTATCGCAGATCCTGACTACGGTGATATTACAGATCTGAAGGAAGGTCGTGATGTTGTAGTAACTGTAAAGTCGGCAGAAGAAGCTGGTAAGAACTTTGCAGAAACAACAATCCGTATCAAGCCAAAGCAAACACCGGCAACAGACAATCCTGACGTTATCGAGAAGATTAAGGAACAACCTTCAATCACAGAACTTTATCCAGAACCAACATATCAAGAGCTAAAGTCATATCTTCAGTCTTGGTTGGGTGAAGCTGAATCACAAAGTGAAGAAGTTGAATACAAGAAGCCAGCTGAAGCCCCAAAGCAAACAGTAACAAAGACAGAAGTTGAAGACGCATTTGACGACCTATTCAACTAATAGGAGTCAATCATGGCAAAAAACAAAATGGAACTCACCGATGAACTCGGTGGGGTGATTGCTGAAACTATCAACAAGCAATTCAAATCTCAAAATCTCAAAACGGCTTACTTCTTGGAAGGTGACGATGATGCACCAACCATAGTGAAGGAATGGGTATCTACTGGGTCAACTATCCTTGACCTTGCCATCTCAAACAGAAAGAATGGTGGATTTCCCGTTGGTCGTGTTTGTGAAATAACAGGGTTGGAACAGAGCGGTAAGTCACTACTTGCCGCTCACACCCTACTCAACACTCAAAAGAAGGGTGGTCTTGCTGTCTACATTGACACAGAAAATGCCCTTTCAACAGAGTTTCTTTCAGCCATCGGTCTCAATCTAAAAGAGATGTTATACATCCCACTTGAAACGGTGGAAGACATCTTTGAAACGGTAGAGACAATCATTGAGAAGGTTCGTTCATCAGATAAGAACCGACTTGTGACTATCGTTGTTGACTCTATTGCAGGAGCTTCAACAAAGACAGAGATGGCGGCTGACTTTGATAAGGATGGTTATGCAACTGCAAAGGCACTCATCATCTCAAAGGCGATGAGAAAGATTACGAACTTGATTGGTCGTGAACGTATCTGCCTTATCTTTACAAACCAACTTCGTCAAAAGTTGAATGCACCGGCTTTCTCTGACCCGTGGACTACTCCTGGTGGTAAGGGAATTCCATTCCACGCCTCGGTACGAATCCGTCTATCATCCATCGGTGCCATCAAGGCAAAGGTGAACGGACAAGATACAATCGTGGGTTCACGAGTAAAGGCAAAGCTCGTAAAAAATCGTTGCGGGCCCCCTTTAAGAGAGGCTGAATATGCCGTCTATTTTGATAGCGGTATAGATGATTATGGTTCTTGGTTGGAAACAATGAAGGATTATAATCTGGTGAGACAAAGCGGTGCTTGGTATGAATGGACAGACCAAACAACAGGAGAGATTATCAAGTTCCAAAGTAAGGACTTTGTATCAAAGATAATCAGTAACCCTGAATACAAAGAAGTGGTCTACGATTCCATCGCCGAAAAGGTGGTGATGCAATACCAGAAAACAGATGAAGTCAGAATTGATGATGTATCAATTACGGACGAACCGCTGTTAGACGAGGTTTGATTTAGTATGGGGTGAAGAAAAAAATCTTCACCCCATATTTATATCATATAAACCAAAGTATTTTTTTTGGAGTAAAAAATGAAAGACCTGATACAAGAAGGTAGGCGAATACAAGAAACATTCAAGAAAACTGTTGCAAAAGATAAAATTAACGAAGGTTTTCTTTATAATATGCTCAATAAGATCGAAACAAAGTTGGATACAACTGGTGGACATCTAGGAATACTGGCAGCCTCGACCCTAATAGGAGCTTCGACTCCTTTGTCTATTCCAGTGGCGGTAGGAATCTTGACGGCGGGTATGCGATTCGGTGATATTATGGCGTTCTTTGAAAAATACCTGTCAAATAAACACTATGATAAAGATATAAAGCCAGTTTTTGACAAATGTATCTCACAGATTGTGAAAAACACGGAGGTGCAACGTCTTTTGAAAATGTTAATGACATTGACTCAGCAACGTAGTGCCAATCGAAATACGAGTGAATACGCAAAAATTCAATCCGAAATAGAAACTATTGGAAAAAAATTAGATGGCATCATTCAAACATCGGTATCTAAAACATTGGACGACCCATCTATGATACCATTGTTGAGAAAGATGGCTGCGAACCGCGATTCATTCAAAGGCAACATACGGGGGAGTGGACGTTCTTCTCCAAGCAAAGATTATTCCGATCAAGAACTAAAAGATTGGGTAAAAAGACGTATAACATTTTACATGACAGCATACCCAGAAGAATATACTACACTACAAAATGACGCAAAAGAAATGACAGAATCTATCCGTCTAGGCAACTAATTGGTGTCAGTACACACATTCAAAAACAAATGTGATTAAATAACAAAGGGGAACTTCGGTTCCCTTTTTCATTTGGAAATCTCCCGAAAATTTGTTATTTTTTTTTGTGTACCATATTTATATCATATAACCAAAGTATTTTTTTTGGAGTCCAAAATGAAATTATCAAGTAGAAAAGAACTTCTGAAAGAATCAGAAATGAAACTTACAGAAATCAGAAAATCACTAAATGAAGCTGCTGTTCCACAACGTGATGTTGAAAAAGTAAAACATTGGATGGAAGATGCCATTGCAATTGTAATTCATGAAGATTTGCTCGAAAAGTATGATGATGACGTTGAAAATTTCTTCCGCTATCTTGAAATACAACACGGCGCGCCGCCAAAGGATGCAAAGAAGTTTGCAAAAGCTGCTGATGAGTCAATCTATCCATTACGTCTTGTAATTTCAAACGTAAAGGCGACTATTCGTGAACTCAAACAATTGGAATCGGTACTTCCTGAAATTGAAAGAATTATCAGGGCAGTTGAATCTGACATCAAAAAGATGAAGTAATCGGAGTCCAAAATGAAATTATCAAGTAGAAAACAACTACTGAAAGAAGCCGACGACGTATTACGTCAGATTCGTAATGAAAATAAACAAAATCTGAACGAAGGTTTGTTATACAGTATTTGGTCAAAGATTGCAGACAAATTACCATTTGCAGCAGGAACGATTGGTGTATTGATGGCTGGTCTTGGTAGGTCAGGGAATGCATCGGAATATCCTGGCCTTTCATTGTTTTTATTCGCTGCAATTGCCGCCGCCGGTGCTGGAATGGGTATTGATGTTTTTTTGAGGAAATATTTTCAAAACAGATTTTTCGATAAAGAACTACAACCAATAATTGATGAAATGATGCGAGCTGTTTCACAAGACAAGCCACTCTATAATCATGCGATCAACATAAAAAAGATAAATGATGAGATACGAAAAATAGAAGCCGATCACGCATCTGTAAAAAAAGGAAGCAGAGGTGCCCCAGATATTCGTAAAGAATTGAATAAAAAGAAGGCGGAGCTAGAATTGCAGGTATATGAGATAAACAAAAAAATAAAAGCTAGAATAAATACTGTAATGAACAAATACGGTGGGAACGAAAAATTTGTAAAGGCCATGTTCAATATTGATCCATATTCATATGCAGGCGAATTGAGTCCAGATTATTACAAGCGTATAGTGAAAGATAGAATAGCTGGGGCAATCTATGTATCCGATGCTGAAATAGATTCTATCAACAAAGATGCTAAAAAAATGGAAGAGTCCATAAGGAAGAGACACAATCTTCTGTAAAACTTCAAAGGGAACTTCGGTTCCCTTTTTCATTTGGAAATCTCCCGAAAATTTGTTATTTTTTTTTTGTGTACCATATTTATATCATATAAACCAAAGTATTTTTTTTTTTTGGAGTCCAAAATGAAATTATCAACTAGAAAAGAATTGCTCGCCGAAGCATCAAAGGTATTAAAAGAATTCAAGAAACAGGGTTCTAACTATGTCTATACCACAGAAGAAGTAAATAGAATAAAGCAATTGATCGGTGTTATACTCAATTTAACAGAAGATTCAATTGAAGAACTGAACACTTCTTCATCAACTATAAAGAAAATGAGAGCATCTTTGGAAGATAGTGAAGGTGGAAATTCATTGACAAATTCACAAATGTCAGAATTTGTTAAAGGTGTATTTGGAATAAACAGACAAGGAAAATCCATAGGTAAACTAATGAAAGAAACCGAAAGACTTTTAAAAATGATTGGTAGATAAAATTGAACGACTTGAAAAAGATGAAATAACAAAAGGGAACTTCGGTTCCCTTTTTCATTTGGAAATCTCCCGAAAATTTCATATATTGTAGTCCATTCAAATTCACACGGAATACATTATGATGATTCGGAAATACAAAGACCTACTCAAAGAAGTAGAAGAAGAACATAAAAACGCAGATAATCTCCACCGAGATAGTAGGGTTCTCGTAGTAGATGGAACCAATCTTTTCATCCGTGTATTCTCCGCAATTCCAACACTCAACGAAGATGGTCAACACGTTGGCGGACTTTCAGGGTTTATGAAATCACTTGGTGCCACAATTCGTATGGTAAAACCTACGAGAGTTGTAGTTGTCTTTGATGGTAAGGGTGGTTCACATCGTAGACGTAAAATCTTTGATAACTACAAGGAACGTCGGGCAATCAAGTCCCGTCTCAATCGTGCAGTTGGATTTGAAGATTTAGCTGACGAACAGGCATCCATGAAATGGCAGATGGTTCGTCTTTACGAATACCTCCAAAATCTTCCACTCACAACAATCGTGGTTGACCATATTGAAGCTGATGATGTTATCGCTTATTTGGCATCCTACTTCAAGGAAAAGGTTTACATCCTATCCAATGACCGAGATTTTCTCCAATTGGTTTCAGAGAATGTAAATGTTTATGTTCCCACAAAGAAAAAAATGTATAAGCCAGATAACTTACTTGAGGATTACGGAGTATCGTGTGAAAACTTCACCATCTACAAAGCTCTACTTGGTGATAACTCCGATTCCATTCCAGGAATCCGTGGTATGGGAGACAAGACAATTCAAAAACACTTTCCACAATTAGCAGAACCAAGAAGAATTCCTTTGGAAGAGTTCATAGAAAGTTGTAAATTGTATGATGGTAAAGCCAAAGTTATGACAGAACTAAAACAAAACATTCCTAACCTAGAAAGAAATTATAAGTTGATGCAATTGTTAGACGTTGATATTCCATCTTCAACAAAGTCAAACATACGCCATATGGTTGATGGAGAGATTGGTGGTCTAAATAAGATTCAACTTGAAACAATGTGTCTTCAAGATAAACTTCGTGGTGTAATAACGAATTGGGATGAGTGGCTCGTCAATAACTTCAATTCACTGGATGGATTTAGACAAAAGATTCGGGAGTGATATTTATATGTATGATAAAACTGAAAGACATATTATTGGAATTAGATACAGACCCCAAAAAAGTGTTTGGTGATATTGTATTTGGTGATAAAAAACATAATAAGTTTTATAACAAAATTGTTAATTTGCAGGGTAAAACTGGTTCTGAACAAAATACAAAAGATGAGGAGATAATACTCAAAATTCTTTTGAAATGGGTTGGTTCTAATAATAAAAAGGTTGTAAATAATCTATATTCTTATGAGGATTTATTCAAAAACGCTGCTAAAGTATTTCCTTCCATTTTCAAACCAACAACACCAGATGGCACAACAATATACCGCGGAATTCGAGTTGTAAACGAAAAAACAATTTTGAAATTGAAAAAAACTTCACCAAAAGATTGGAAAAAAATAAAATTTGGCTCAATCCAATATGTAAAATGTATGAAACCAATACAATACACACCTCATTTGGAAATTCAGAGCTGGACTACATCTAAAACAGTTGCTCACGAATTTGGTAGTAAATTATCAAGTAAGGATGGTGTTTGGGGGTACAATGGGGGTATTCTAATATCTAAACAAAATGACGAATACCTTTTTAACCAAAAGGTAATGAATTTACTTTTCGGTGAATCAAAAGAAGATGAAATACTACATTTTGGAAATAAATATTCAGAAGAAGTTTTCATCGCAATACCGGAAACATCATATAACGGTCTTGTATCTAAATAATAGCCGTGGAATTCATTTGATTCGTAGTTTGTTTCTCGACTCCTACACAATCGCTCCGAATCCACGGCTTTTGTTTTTCAATTTGATATTTATTAGTAGAGAAACAACTACATATCAAATGAATAGGAGAACGTTATGGTCATCTATAAGACCACCAATTTGGTGAATGGTAAACAATACATTGGTAGAGATGGTCGCAACAACCCAAATTATCTTGGTTCGGGTATTTGTATAAAAAATGCAATCAATAAGTATGGGAAAGAAAACTTCAAGAAAGAAATACTTGAAGAGTGTTCTTCTTTTGAACAACTTATGGAGAGGGAAGAGTATTGGTTGAATTATTATGATGCAGGTAATAATCCCAATTTCTACAATATGCACAATAGAAGTGTAGGGTTTTCAGCAAGGGGTGTAAACCACTATAATTTTGGAAAGAAGCTTAGTCCAGAACACAAAGAAAAATTGACTCAATCCCGTAAAGGAAAGAAACACTCCGAAGAAAGCATACAAAAGATGAAGGTTGCTCAACTTGGTGAAAAACATCACTTCTATGGGAAGAAACACAATCCGGAAACTCGTAAAAAAATAGCAGAGTCCCTTCGTGGTGTGAAACATTCAGAAGAACGCGCGTCAAAAAGAATTGGTGTGAAACGTCAAATTCAATTCTCTGATGAGGGAAGACAAAAATTGCGTGAATTACATACGGGAGAAAAAAATTCAAGATTCAAAGGATATGTTATTTGTGTTTCGGGACAGTATGTTGGCCAACGTAAATCAATTCGTGAATGGACAGAGACGTTAGACACTTTCCCATCATGTATATCGGCACATCTTTCAGGTCGGGAATACAAAAAAGGTATTCGTGGAAATTTTTTCAAATGGGAACACGAACTTTGATTTGGTAAATTCAATTCACTTTCGTATATTGTAGTCATAACTAAACCAACATATACGAACGATAACAAATGCAAGATACACTTTCGGAATACGGACATACGTTTCAAACAAAAGTTATTTCCTGTCTTATCAGTGATAAGGCGTTCTTGGGACAAGTCAGTGATTTATTAGAACCTGGATACTTTGAATCCCAATCCAATAACTGGATAGTAGAACGTATTTTAGATTACCATCGTAAGTTCAAATCTCAACCAACCCAAGAAGTTTTCAAATCTCTTCTCGTTCCGATTGAAGATAAACTACTCCGTACTGGAATTGTAGACAATCTCAAAGAGGCGTATAAACTTCAAAATTCACCTGACTTGGAATATGTCAAGAGTGAAGTGATAGAGTTCTCGAAAAATCAGCGTATGAAGTGTGCGATTTTGGAATCGGTTGATTTGCTGAAGAATGGTAAGTTTGAACAGATAAAGAAAAAAATTGATTCGGCATTGAAGGCTGGTAGTGATAAGGACATAGGACACGTCTTCAAACTTCACGTTGAAGAGAGATATAGTGAAGGTGCAAGAACTTGTGTTGCCACAAACTGGGGCGTAATAAACGATATAATGACGGGAGGTTTGGCGGGTGGAGAATTAGGCGTTTTGGTCGCTCCTGCCGGTGGTGGTAAGAGTTGGGGTCTAATCAATCTTGCTGCAAATGCCGTAAAACAGGGAAAAACCGTTATTTACTATACTCTTGAATTGAATGCTTATTATGTTGGTAGACGTATTGATGCGTATCTCACAAAGATACCATTTCAGAATCTCGGAGAAGAACATTCTCGCGAGAGAATCCAAGAAGTGATGGAAGGACTTGAAGGTAATCTCATTATCAAGTATTACCCAACACGAACCGCATCAATAACGACTCTGACCTCTCATATTCAAAAATGTATAGATCAGGGACAAAAACCAGATATGATTGTTCTTGATTATGCCGATCTTATCCGTCCTGCAAAAGCTAGTGATAAAAGATTGGAACTAAATGACATCTATGAAGACCTACGTGGTGTTGCTGGTGAGTATGATATTCCAATTTGGACTGCATCTCAATCTTCACGCTCATCCACCGACGACGAAGTAATTGAAGGAAACAAGGTATCTGAATCTTACAATAAAATTATGATTGCGGATTTTGTTATGTCCCTCTCTCGTAAGTTGAATGATAAGATTGGTGGAACAGGACGATGGCACATTATCAAGAACCGATTCGGCCCTGATGGTATGACATTCCCAAGTAAGATAAATACAATGACGGGACATATTGAAATCTTTGAACCTAACTCTGACATCGGTAAATCTGTTTCACAATCTATGACCGGTGAAGGTATGGTAAAGAAAGCTCTTTCACAAAAGTTCAAAGAACTTGAAGGTTTCTAATGTTGGTCTATATTTATATCATATAAACCAAATTATTTTTTTTTTTGGAGTCGAAGATGAAAGACCTAATACAAGAAGGCAGAAAGATACAAGAAGCATTCAAGAAGAATGTTGGTGAGAACATCAATGAAGCCACACCAACTGGTGAAGACATGAAGATTATAAAGCAGATTGCTGACATAGCTTGGAATAAATGGAAAACAAAAATGCCAAGTGATTTTCACAATACTTATGGTAATTTACCTAGATCAATTTCCAACAAGTTAACTGGCGATTTTGTTGACGCTATGGATGCTGAAGTACAGAAACTCTCCATGAATAAAAATTATTTCACTAAGGTTTTTGCAAATCAAAAGTCAGTGGAAGATATGGTACTTCGAGCATATAAGAAGTATGGTAGCATAATCTAATGTGTCAACATAGAAAATAATAAAGGGAACTTCGGTTCCCTTTTTCATAAAAGGAAAAGTTATGTCCTACCTAAATATACCAATCCCACCAATAGACGCAATGGTACGTGGGAATTTCTTACGAGACCAACGGGACTCACACGATAAGAAGTTCCCCTGTATCATTTTTGGAATGGCATCAATTCCAGCACAAGCCCCACTCTTTCACTTTGTTATGCAAGACGGTGGACTTTGGTGGAGGATGCCAATACACGCTTTCTCTTGGAAAGAAGATGCAATAGAACAACCACTTGATGAGTTAGTCTTATGGGACTCATTCTCGTATCACGTTGCAGCAACTCAATTCCCTTATCTCAAAAACAGGAATATGACATTCATTTCCCGTCGGAGAGAAAAATACAAGGGAAGATACTTGTTCACATTAGATTGGGGTGCATCAACAGATTCAGGTGATACAGACTTTTTATTCTCTGAATACCCGTCTCAACATAAGTGTGGCCACGTTCTTGCGATGGACAATGGAAACTTTGCGATACAACCAAACAATCGTCTTTTACTCCACGACCCTTCATTCACAACAAAAGAAGACGTGGTAATAAACAGAATGTATAATAACACTCTTTGGACTGCTGAAAGAAATCCAAGATGGGTAACTCCTGAAACGGATAATATGCAGTATGACCACACCGATTTAGAAGCTGGTGAGTCAAATGAAAAAAGGTCAAAAGAGTATGATGAGAAACTAAATGAAAATACGGATAAGCCATCTAAACGGAAAGTATGATAATGAAACAGGTGCAGACCTTTGTGAAGTGTTTGGAACACCCGAAGATGAAACCTACAAAGAACTTTTTGAAAAAGGATGGCTACCAACAAAAAACGGAGAATGGTATCAATCCCGTTCTTCTCGTGTAAAGATAGATGAGTTATCAGGAACTCGTCGGTATGAAGTTAGAAAGTTGAAGGTATCAAATGAAGGTGATTGGGAAAAGATATTTGAAGAAAGTAAGTTTCTTTACCCCGATTACCAAGAAGATTATATCAGAACTTGCCTTTCATTCAACCACGAGATTTATTACTTTGATGACTCTGTGTTTGCGGTTCTAAATTGGTTTGATGATATTCCATTCTTCTCAACCGTAGTCGGTGGTAGAATGAAGAAAAATGGAATAACTCCCCTAACTTGTTATTACTTCATCCATAAACTACTTGGACATTCGTACCCTTATTTGTATATTAGTGAATGGTATGAACAGTTCAATTTCAAGGCAAACTATCCTAACTTTGAATGGTGGGATGGGGAAAAATGGGTAAAAAAATAATTCAGAAAATCACCGATTTTTTCTTTCAAACTTCATACTTATCTCTATACGATTCAACTTTGGAATCAAAAATAAACGTTTTTAGAAAAAAAATAATCGGAGACAACTATGGATATTAGCAACCGAATTCTTTCGGATATTACTGTATTCCAAAAATACGCGAAATACTTACCCGAACTGAATCGGAGAGAGACGTGGGAAGAGTTGGTGACAAGAAATAAAGAAATGCACCAAAATAAATACCCACAACTTCATGATGAAATTGAATCTGCGTATAAGTTTGTCTACGATAAGAAGGTTCTTCCGTCCATGCGATCACTTCAATTTGGTGGTAAGCCAATTGAAATCAATCCATCAAGAATCTATAACTGTTCTTATTTACCGATTGACGACTGGCGCGCCTTTGGTGAAGTAATGTTTCTTCTTCTCGGTGGAACTGGTGTAGGTTTCTCCGTTCAAAAACATCACGTTGAAAAGCTACCACCAATTCACAAACCAAAGAAAGACCGCGAACGTAGATTCCTCGTCGGTGATTCTATTGAAGGTTGGGCTGATGCAATCAAAGCAGTTGTAAAGTCATACTTTTTCAGCGGTTCATCACTTCGTTTTGACTATTCAGACATTCGTCCAAAGGGAACTCGTCTCATCACATCAGGTGGTAAGGCACCAGGACCAGAACCGCTTCGTATTTGTATTGAAAAGATTCGATCTATCCTTGAACTAAAGCACGATGGTGAAAATCTAACTCCATTAGAAGTCCACGATATTATCTGTCATATTGCAGATGCGGTTCTTGCCGGTGGTATTCGTCGTGCTGCTCTTATCTCTCTTTTCTCTGCTGATGATAACGAAATGATTTCGTGTAAGTTTGGTGCATGGTGGGAATTGAATCCTCAACGTGGACGTGCAAATAACTCAGCAGTATTACTTCGCAGTAAGATTACCGAAGAGTTCTTCAAGGAGTTGTGGAAGAAGATTGAACTTTCAAACGCAGGTGAACCAGGAATTTACTTCTCAAACGATAAGGATTGGGGAACAAATCCATGTTGTGAAATTGCACTTCGTCCATTCCAAATGTGTAATCTGTGTGAAGTAAACGCATCAGATGTGGTGGACCAACAAGATTTAGAAGACCGAGTTCGTGCTGCCGCATTTATCGGAACACTCCAAGCATCATACACCGAGTTCCACTACCTTCGTCCAATTTGGCAAAGAACTTGTGAGAAGGATGCGCTTCTTGGAATCGGTATGACTGGTATTGGTTCGGGCGTTGTTCAGAAGTTGGATGTCAAAACAAGTGCAAAAATTGCAAAGGAAGAAAACGAAAGAGTTGCAAATCTTCTCGGTATCAATAAAGCCGCAAGAGTAACTTGTATCAAACCATCAGGAACAACATCATGTGTTCTCGGTACGAGTTCAGGTATTCATGCATGGCACAATGACTACTATATCCGTAGAATCCGTATTGGTAAGAATGAGGCACTATACAACTATCTTATCCAAAATCACCCACAATTGGTTGAAGATGAATACTTCCGTCCACATGATACCGCCGTCGTTGGTGTCCCACAAAAGGCACCAGACCATGCTATTATGAGAACTGAATCTCCAATTCAACTTCTTGAACGTGTGAAGTGGTTTAGCCAACAATGGATAAAGCCAGGTCATCGTTCGGGTATGAATACTCACAACATTTCGGCAACGGTATCTATCCGTGAACATGAATGGGATGCAGTAGGTAATTGGATGTGGGAAAATAAGGATTTTTACAACGGTCTTTCAGTCCTCAATTACGATGGGGGCAGTTATAAACAAAGTCCCTTCGAGGATATTACAAAAGAAGAATACGAAAGATTGATGTCAACACTCCATGAAATTGATTTAAAGAACGTTGTGGAGTATGATGACAACACAGAATTGGCACAAGAAGCTGCGTGTGCAGGCGGCGCGTGTCTAATATAACGGTGGTATCTATATTTATTTAACAGGGAACTAATCCCGACTATTATACAAACAGGAGAACGTTATGACAAAGCAAGAACTATACGAACAAATTACAAATCTGTTCAATGAGTTTACCGTCGGACACAATTCAAAGTTCAAGAAAGGTGCAGGAGACGCTCGTAAGGCGTTGGGTGCAATTAAGAAGTTGATTACACCTTACAACAAGGCATCTGTGTCTGAAGGCAAAGAATCCAAGTAAAGCAAATGAAAGAGGAAGATTATTACATAAATGACCACGGTAAGAAGGTGTTTACAGAATCGTATCACCTTCGCCGTGGTTTTTGTTGTGGCAGTGGTTGCAAACACTGTGTTTTTGAACCTAAACACGAGAGGGGAAATAAGAATGTTGCGATTAGAGAACGAGGTAGACCCGAAGATAGTTCAACCGAAACATCTGAAGGGTAAGAAGATTATTTTTAGACGTGGAGATGAGGTACTCATTTCAGAAGTCATTGTTATAGCTGAACATTGTTTCGTTCGTTATTGGGGGATAACGATGGACATTACTCAAATGGATGGTTGGACGAAGTTACCAGTTGTCTCATATTTATAGTTGTAAATAACAGATTGCCCACAACAAGGTAAATACATGGGAAGTTCGGATGGCAATAGTAAAAAGACAAAAACTACGAGACAACCTCGCAAAAACTTGTTTGGTTTTAGGAACATTCTTCAATCCTCTTGGATTCGATGCGGCCTTTGCTTTCACTACAAAACTTACAGGAAGTTACTTCATTACAGACGTTATCTTCTATGGGGTTGCGCTGTTATTTTTTGGATTTTATTTCTTACTTTCCCGTAAGAAAACAAAACCTGAATCATATTTATAGAATATAACCATAGTATTTTTTGGAATATATGATGGAACTGAATAAACAACGAATGATGAAACTTGCTGGTCTTTTGACTGAATCTATCAATGAGGCAGTAAAGGAAGTAAATTTTGGTAAAGATCCAAAGAAGTTTGCCAAGGAATATGATGGAAATAACATGATGTGGAAAGACACAACAATGTTCAGTAAGAAAGATGCAATGAACATTATGAAACAAGCTCTTCCTGATGGTTATAATGAATTCACTGCTGAATTGATTGACAAATTACCAGCAGATGCAAAGATTCAACTTGGTCGTGAATATAGTGTTTGTCTTTATGTAAAGACGAATACAAAACCAAGTAAAGCTTCTTTGAAGGCGGATGAACTTGATGAAGTAGAACCAGGTCTATACCGAATTTGGTGGGACTAATACAATCGGAGCATGAAATGAAATTATCGTCAAGAAAACAATTACTTAGCGAGGCATCTCAAACACTTCAATCACTTCGTGAAGCTGAAGAAAAGATTAGCCAAAAAGTTGAAAACTCTGTAAAGAGAATGAGAGAAGCCACAAAGAAGGCAAATCGTTCAGAGGCTTTATTTGAACTCGCTAAACTTCTAGCAGAACAAAAGTATTCAAAGATACTTGACCACACTGCTGAAATCAGAAAGATTGCTGGAACTATGCCTTATGGTATTCAACAGTATGAAAATGAATTGATGACAGAGATGTTAGCCAAGGCAAAACAAAGATTCAATGTGAAAGAATACGCCGCTATTTATTCGGCACTTTAAGAAAATTACACACCAGTTCAAAAAGTCTCACATTTTCTTGGTGTGAGACTTTTTTATTTGGAAATGTCAGATTTTTTTCGTATACTTGTATTCAATCAATTACAAGTTAATAAAATGACACCGAGAAAACAAAAGAAAATTGACGAATTTCAAATGAAAGCACTTGACGAAATGTTCCGTCGTGTTGGATTTGAAGGATATGACGAAGAGTTCGCTCAACAACCTTATTGGTTTACTAAACGTGAATGGACTCTTGAAGAAGATGTTGATTTTACAAAGTGGTTCATTGACGAATATGTAAAGACATTCCGTGAACCAAAGTATATTGCAAAGGAAGTTGCAGGTTGGTTTGTATTTAACTACGGTTGGAAAACAAAGAAGATGTATGATAAAGTAGATAATTTTATTCGGTAAGAAAAATAAATTTGGAATTGTGGAATCTTTTTAGTATATTGTACATACTTATTGATATAGAATGGATTTAGACATAACTTTTAGGACAGGAAATTCGATGAACAACTCACTACATACATGGCAATCATATCCGGCGATGACACAACAAGTCACTCGCAAAGGAGCCATTTTTTGTGGTATCACATTTAATAGTGAGTATCTCCCAACATCAAAATCCTGTAAGTTGTCTATGACCTAATCAAAAAGACACACCAGTTCAGAAGGACTTACAGGATAAAACTTGTAAGTCCTTTTTGTTTATGTGGATAACTTTGTAAGTCCTTTGATTTCAAAGACTTACGGTGAAAATCCAAATTATGACAAAAAATTAATTTGGATATATCGGAAAAATTCCATAGGTTTGTGTCTCCTTCTTCGGAAGGACGTTCATTGAAAACTTATTACGCCAAGCCGCGTCGGTGCAGTTAGAGAGGCACATCGGTCTGTAAAACCGATTCTATTCAGATGAGTAGGTGCGAATCCTACACGCGGCACAAAATTATGGGCTGGTAGTGCTAACGGGAACACACGGGTTTTGCAAACCTGAATTGAGGGTTCGATTCCCTCCTGGTCCACCATAATGCCGAGATAGCTCAGTTGGTAGAGCGCCAGTTTGAAGCACTGGTAGCCGTGGTTCGATTCCACGTTTCGGCACAAACATCGCGGGGTAGGGAAGTGGCTAACCCGTCGGGCTCATAACCCGAAGATCGTGAGTTCGAATCTCACCTCCGCAACAATCATTCACACGTAGCTCAATGGTGGAGCGTTCGGCTGTTAACCGATTGGTTGTAGGTTCGAGTCCTACCGTGTGAGCAAAACACGGCCAGAGTATAATCTGTTATGCCAGTAACTTCTTATCTCTGTTGTGTTCACATCGTTATCAGTTCTGGCAAATTGTTATCGGTGTTTTGGTATGAGCAGTTGGATAAGCGTCCGAGTGGTAACTCGGAAGTAGTGGGTTCGATTCCCACATACCAAGCAAATGTAAATAAACACTAAACACAGGGTGATATATGACTGGGTATTTGGGCGAAACTTTGGTCGAAGACCTTTCCAATACTAAATTTGCGAATTATGGTACAACCGATTGGGCACTTTATTTTGCGGCTTATGGACAAGAAGATGGAGAACACCACAAAGCTTGGGCAATAGACCAAGTATGTAGAGTGTTGAAAAACACCCCTGTTATAGTTAAACTTGCTAAATGGGATAACGGCTGTTTGGAATACAGAGTGGTAACTGGAAACCCATCAGACGAGTATCTACAATTTGTTTCAGACTTTTGTAATGGCGAAGATGGTCCGAATACATACTCGTGGGATGAAGGAATTGCCTCATAAATTTGAATTATCAGGGTGTGTCCGGAATTGGTTACGGGCTTCGTTTGGAACGAAGAATATGCAGGTTCGAGTCCTGTCACCCTGACTTTACAACAGTTTTACAAATGGAAAGATGGATTATGGATATGGTTACACTAACATTCGTTGTATTCATTTTGTTTACACACTACATTGGAGATTACCTTTGTCAGACGCGTAAACAAGGAAACAACAAACACGAAGATTCAATTCAGTTGTTTTACCACGTTGGAACATACACACTCGTTTTGATTGGTATGTTGATGATTGGTAACTTCACAAACTTTGCCAACCGATTTGAAATTCAAAGTATTCTCATCTATGGTGGTGTGAATTTTGTTCTTCACTTCATTACCGACTTTTTGACATCACGTGAGGTCAAACGATTGTGGTCTAACAAACAAGAATACGCCACATTCGCGGTCATGGGTCTTGACCAATTCATCCATGCCTTGACTCTGTTAGCAACTTCATCACTTCTTTTCTAAGGTTTTCAAAATGAAATACGAACACTATGATTTGCTGATAGAAATGGTTGAAAAAGGTTATGTTTCCGTACAGAAACACCCCACCTTTGACTACTATATCTACAACTACACCCAAACCACTCAGTTTGAAAAGATGTGGAATGAAGCAACAATTCAAGCTCGTGGACTTATTTTGAATAGTAATGGTGAGATTATTTCTCGTCCTTTCAAGAAGTTCTTTAACATTCAAGAACACAGCAACAAGGAAATTCCGTGGCACGAAGAGTTTACAGTATCGGAAAAGGTAGACGGTTCGTTGGGTATTGCATATCTTGGCGAAGATGATGAAGTCTATATTGCTACTCGTGGTTCATTCACTTCCGATCAGGCAATTTGGGCAACGAATTGGTTACGTGAAAATACAAATAAGTTTGGTCAAACTCCATTGGACGTATTAATTCGATTTCAAAACTGGCAATGTACATACTTGTTTGAGATTATTTACAAAAATAATCGAATCGTCGTGGACTATGGTGATTTTGAAGGTTTAATTTTCTTGGGTGGTGTTGAAAATATAACTGGTGGTATTATTCAATCACAAGATTCAATAATATCAAAGGAAACTTCAATGAGAGCAGTGGAGTATTTCGATGTATCTGATATTAAAGAACTTTTGTCACATGATAAGAATAACTTTGAAGGATACGTTGTTCGATTCTATCCATCTGGATTCACGATGAAGGTAAAGCTTGATGAGTATGTGCGTTTACATCGTATTCTGACGAACGTCTCGAATGTTTCTATTTGGGAAGCCCTGAAAAATGGAGATGAACTCGAAGAAATCTTACAGAACGTTCCAGACGAATTCTACGATTGGGTGAGCAAGATTATTTCGGGTCTCCAAGAAAAGTATGACGAAATCTTGAGTGTTGTTGGTGGTGTTCACAATCACATCGTGTACAACATGAAAGATTCAACACGAAAAGAAATCGCGTTGTACTTGCTGGAAAACCACAAGAACCTATCGTCTATATTGTTTTCAGTGTTGGATGGTAAAGATTATTCAAAGATGATATGGGACATGGTTCGTCCACAATATCAAAAACCATTTTATCAAAAGGATAGAGACGATGCCTAAAATCATAATGTGTAAAGGACTTCCAGCTTCTGGTAAGTCAACGTGGGCCTCTGACTTCGTTGCACTGAATCGGAATTGGAAGAGGGTAAACAAAGATGATTTGCGTTCTATGGTTCAAGGTGGCGATTGGTCTGGTAAGATGGAACGTCAAATTCTGAAAACCCGTGATACTCTCATTCGTCAATGGTTGGGTGAAGGATTCAGTATTATCGTTGATGATACAAACTTGAACCCAAAACACGAAGACCGTATTCGAGAGATTGGGAAGGAATTTGGAGCAAGTGTTGAAGTCAAGTGGTTTCACATTGACGTTGATGTTGCAATCGAACGAGACCTGAAACGAACTCGGTCGGTAGGTGAACGTGTTATTCGTAAGATGTTCAACGATTGGATTCGTCCAAAGGTAACTCCAATGATTCAAGAGACGTCTTTGGTACAAGCAATCATTGTTGACATCGACGGTACTGTTGCAAAGATGGATGGGCGTGGTGCCTTTGATTGGGATAGAGTTGGTGAAGACAAACCAAATCCACCAATTATTGACATCGTTCGTAGGTTTGCCACTACACATAACATCATCTTTATGTCAGGACGTGATTCTGTTTGCCGAGAAGAAACGTTGGTATGGTTGAAGGATAATGTTCGTTTGACACACTTTCATTTGTTCATGAGACCAGAAGGCGATATGCGTAAAGATTCTATCGTCAAACGTGAATTGTTCGATACTCATGTTCGTAACAAGTTTTACATCGACTTCGTGTTGGATGACCGAGACCAAGTTGTAGATATGTGGCGAAACGATTTAGGACTGACGTGTTTGCAGGTAGATTGGGGAGATTTCTGAAATACGCCCGATGAAAGTCGGGCAATACTGTGGAGTGGCCAAATTGGTAAGGCATCTCGCTTTGAACGAGAAAAGTACAGGTTCGAGCCCTGTCTCCACAACTTATATGGTGACTATGGTGTAACGGTAAACACCACTCGTTGTGACCGAGTAGATACGGGTTCGATTCCCGTTAGCCACCCAAATGTTCTTGTAGCTCAACTGGATTAGAGTGTCTCGCTACGAACGAGAAGGTTGAGGGTTCGAGTCCTTCCAAGAATACAATACCGATATAGTTCAATGGTAGAACAGTTCTCTCATAAGGAACACAACGTGGTTCGATTCCACGTATCGGTACAGTTTTTATTGTCAAACTTGTTTTTTGGAGGTTCAAGTACATATTTATTTAGACATAGAGGAGTTTGAATTATGAAATGTCTAAACTGTGATACTGATACAATCAATCCAAAATTCTGTTCGAGTTCTTGTAGTGCTTCATATAATAATATCCGAAGAACTATTTCAACAGAAACCCGTGAAAAAATAAGAATATCTGTAAAGTCTGCTATTACAGAAGGTCGTCTTGTTCCAACAATCAACGGTGCCTCTGAAAAATCCATACAGTCGTTGAAACAAAACTCACTAAATCGTAGAAAATTATGGGTGTGTTGTATTTGTGGTAAGGAGTTATTACTTATACCTAGTGAATATAAAAAAAGAAAATACTGTTCAACTACGTGTAGGAATATACATCTAAATCCAAATCAAAGAGGTAGTAGAAGTAAGGCAGAAATTTATGCAGAAAGTCGCTTTTTAGAAGCTGGTTTTACTTTTACAATAAATGATAGGACGATTTTACCATCGGGTAAAGAACTTGACTTCTTTTTTCCAAATCAGAAAGTTGCCATAGAATGGAATGGGATATATCACTACAAAGATGTGAATGGAAAATTGAATAAGATACAAGATTCGGATTCACTCAAACGAAAAGAGTGCGAGACGTTAGGTATCGAACTTATTGTGGTTGAAGATTTTACAAGCCACAAAAAGTTTATATCCAAAAAAGTAGAAGAATTGATACAATATCTTACATGGGTGTAGCTCAATGGTAGAGCGCCAGTCTCCAAAACTGGGTCAGTTGTGGGTTCAAGTCCTACCACCTATGCAACAATCGCCTTTAGTTCAATTGGTTAGAATGCTGTGCTGATAACGCAGTGATTCCCGTTCAAGTCGGGGAAGGCGGACAAACGCTAGATTGGTCGAGTAGTCAGGCGGAACTCTGCAAAAGTTCATACGGTGGTGCAAATCCACCATCTAGCTCAAAAACAATTTGGAAATGTCAAAAACATTTCGTATATTGTATGTATTGAAAATCAAACATTGAATTGCCCGTGAGTGTTTATGGTAGACATACCTCGGTGGGCTTGAACAGAATCTTCACTCCGGAAAGAAGATATATGACGCACGGTCTCAGTGATGATTGAGACAGGGAACGGTTCGACTCCGTTACGGGTAATTCAATGTTTGGTATTTATAGGGGATTGGCTTAGTCCGGTATAGCGCTCGCTTTGGGAGCGAGAGGTCGTGGGTTCAAATCCCGCATCCCCTACAAACAATTCAGTTAGGAAGCAAATCTGAACGTTCCTACGAATGTAAAGTCAACGGGTACTCTTTACGCTGAATTGTGTTTGCCACTTTAGCTCAGCTGGTAGAGCAACTGATTTGTAATCAGTAGGTCATTGGTTCAATTCCGATAAGTGGCTCACAAATGGAGGAATCGCATAATGGTATTGCAGCTGTCTTGAAAACAGCCGACCGAAAGGTTGTGGGAGTTCGAGTCTCTCTTCCTCCGCCAAATGCCCGAATGGTGAAATTGGAATACACGTCAGATTTAGGATCTGATGCAGAGATGCGTGGGGGTTCAAGTCCCTCTTCGGGTACACAATGCGGAAGTAACTCAATGGTAGAGTCACAGCCTTCCAAGCTGTTGGTTGCGAGTTCGAGTCTCGTCTTCCGCTCACAGACGCAGCATTCGTCTAGGGGTCAGGACACCGCCCTTTCACGGCGGTAACACGGGTTCAATTCCCGTATGCTGTACAAAATAATATAGGAGAAGTTATGAAACATTTAGTTACAGGTGGTTGTGGTTTTATTGGTTCTAATTTAGTTGACCGTCTTATTGACGAAGGACATGAAGTTATAGTGATAGATAATTTGTCAGCCGAATCCAATGAACAGTTTTACTTCAACGATAAAGCAACCTATCATCACATTGACATCCGAGATTTTCAATCTATACTTCCACTTTTTGAAGGTGTCCACATTGTATATCATCTTGCGGCAGAAGCTAGAATACAACCAATTATAAACAACCCAAGACTGGCCGTGGAAGTAAACGTTCTCGGTACGTGTAATGTTCTTGAAGCTTCACGAACACACA